TCCACGGATTGAAACGTGTAACCGACAGCGCAGCCGCAGGAGTCCATTGATACTCTTTGATTTTAATCGGCCTACTGAGGAAATCACCCAGTTGAGCGTCAGAGAAACCCGAGAGTTTTGTTGTTTCATCGGGGCTTGCGACGATGTCGTATGACCACGGTGAGTCCCCATCGACGAAGTTCGTCGTCTGGGCGCTCGATTCTTTCGAGACTTTGGAGATGTTATACGCTGCACCTCCGTCAGCACTTGAATTATTTTGGCTAGTAAGTAATTTAAGTATATTGGATTGGTTGCGCTACTCTACGCTCCATCCTCAGTATATTTGGTTGATTGGCGAAATCTCCCCTAAATAGGGGTAGTCCACTGACTGCCATGAAACATGCAAGCCTATATATAGTATACAAACATACAAACTATCTAACATACGGTAATCCAATACATGAGTGCTATTTTAAACTTATCACCACGAATAGCTCCGGGGTTTGCTCAAGTTTAACGTCATTGCGAGACGGTGCTGCCAAATTAGCAATCATACTTCTCCTTGAACATGTCAAGACGTTGGTCATATGTGATCTGAAGTTCAGAACACATGTGGGAGAGGTTTGCTTTTTCGGCAACCTGAATCATTTGCTGACGGCGCAATTCATACTTATCGCGTCCGTGCTGAAACCATTCTCTGAGAGCACCATCAATGTTCATGGCACTCTGGTCTTCGGGGGAAACAACCTTAGACTTCAAAACAGAGTGAAGTGACTTGAAGATGGATGCCTCTTGTAGAGCACCGTGAATCAATCCTGTATCAGGGTTGAAGATGTTGTGGCGCTTCAAGAAGTCGACATCTCTATCGTTCATGTAAGGTGTTGGTTCAGATTCTTTATCTGGCATCGTGAAGACCATGTCACGTTCTGCCAAAAATTGAGCAAAAGAGATATGATTGAACCAATCAAATCCCTTGCGGACGGAACCAGATACATCATCACCATATGTCATCATTGAACCATTTCTACGGAAAGGTTCAGGAGGGCCGAGTTCGGCAGGCCACATATGAAAATACGCAGAGCGCATCAACAATGAATTGACAATACAGTTAATGTATACAGTGAGATTTTGTCCTGATGGGTTAGATCCGCGATGAATAAT